CTATTTCGTAGGGGTTCCCTATAACCACAACCTACAGCAATGTCATATGTTTTATGAAAAACCAAAGGAAGCAGCATGACGTATGAGAAAGTACCTTGGGGAGCTTCTTTAGAAGACATACAAGGTGTTATAGCAAGAAACTCTGTACGTGTAGGACAAGACCCTGTATATTACAATAGCTTCTATGACGAACCCGCCTACAGCCTTGCTAACGCAGAGCTGATGAAACGTGTAATGAATATGAAGGAAACCAAATGACAAACAAGTTTACATTTCGAGAAGAAGACGCAATTGAAAATAAGGACATCACCTTTGTTGTGAATTACGATGACGGAACGCCTTGGCCTAATGTGCTTCAAGACTTCTTGTTCTTCTTAGAAGCAACAGGGTATGTAGGTGTACGTGATAAGGTACGCATTGAGTATTCCCCGTTCCGTGAGGGAGGATGGATTGGAGACTATTACGACAATGAGGAAGACGATGAAGATACTAGTAATTCCTGACACGCAATGTAAGCCAGATACGCCTACCAAGCACCTGACATGGGCAGGGAAGGCTATCTGTGACTACAAGCCCGACATTGTTATACACCTTGGAGACCATTGGGATATGCCAAGCCTCTCAAGCCATGACAAAGCAGGTAGCAAGTATTTCGAGGGGAAACGCTACCTAGCAGACATAGAGGCTGGTAATGTGGGCATGGAAGCCCTCCTAGCCCCTGTTAAAGCCATGCAGAAGGTACAGAAGGAAAGCAAGCATAAGGTGTATAAACCTCGTATGGTGTTCTTGAGAGGAAACCATGAGAACCGCATTGTACGAGCCATTAATAACAACCCGATGCTAGAAGGACTGATGACGTATGACCATTGCAATACAAAAGATTGGGAAGTACATGACTTTCTTAAGCCAGTGTTTATTGCTGGTGTTGGGTTTTCTCATTATTGGCCTGTGGGTGCAATGGGTCGTCCTGCCGCTTCTCCTGCTGCAATTATTAGTAAGCTACATATGTCGTGCGTGGCTGGACATCAACAAGGAAAGCAAATAGCATATGGAAAACGAGCTGATGGTAAGCCTATTTGTGCTATTGTTGCTGGTAGCTATTATCTACATGACGAAGATTATATGGACAATCTTTCTAACAGGCATTGGCGGGGACTAGTTGTCCTTAATGATGTGCATGATGGTGGGTTTGATGAAATGCTCTTATCTATTGAATACTTAGAACGGAAGTACAAAGATGAATAAACCAGATTGGCCTGAAGACTTTATTGAAATCCGTTATGCCTCAATTACAAGTCCACGAAATGACAAGTGGCTGTATGACAGGGAAAAGTACGGATACCATAATGTTAAATTTACATTTACAAATAAACAATTAACCGCTGTGGAGCTTATTGATGACTAAAGATGAATATAAAGAGAGCTGTGGACGCATTGGTGTTCCCTATTTTGAGAACGAATATTTAGAAAAATCACGAGACTACATCCGTAGCATATTGGAGCAGCCTATGAGTAGTTTTACTCAAGAGATTGAGAAGCCAACATTGGGTGTTAAGTTTGACCGAAACAAGCCTATGTGGTCGTTAGTTCCTCCGGGGCCAATGGAAGAAGTTGTAGAGGTGCTCACCTATGGTGCTAACAAATACAGCCCTGACAATTGGCAGCACGTTGATGACCCTGACACTCGCTATTTTAATGCTGCTATGCGTCACATTTGGGCATGGCGACAAGGAGAGCAATTTGATGCTGAAAGCCATAAGAGCCATTTAGCACACGCTGTGTGTTGCTTGCTGTTCCTGTTGGCTTTTGATGAAGACGAAGAAGATGACAGTGTTGCTTGAAGAACTGAAAGAGAAGCTAGAAAGGCTTGATGAGATTTCCTTGCTGGAGCTGTTGAATGTCAGCAGCAAAGACCTCATCAATGCCTTTGCAGATACAATAGAAGATAATATGGACAAGTTTTTAAAGGAAGTTGAATGACCGAATTTCGTAATAGTTTTGCAGAGAATGTGTTTCGTTTCAAGTATGCCCAAGGGCCGGGAGACACATGGGCTAAGTTGTCAGAGCGTTTAGTTGAAGACGTATGTGGTAGCCGTGAAGGTACAATGTCCACTCTTATGTCAGAAACTGACCGTAAACATCTGACACAATATATCAAGGAAATGAAGTTTCTGCCCGGAGGTCGTTACCTGTACTACGCAGGTCGTCCGTTCAAGGCATATAACAACTGTTTCCTGCTTCGTGCTGAAGAAGACACACGAGAGGAGTGGAGCAACGTTACATGGCGAGCAATGAGCTGTTTAATGACAGGTGGAGGCATAGGTATTGACTACAGCCGCCTACGTCCTTCAGGAAAGGCTTTGAGCCGTACAGGAGGCACTGCCAGCGGCCCTATTCCATTGATGAACGCTATCAATGAGATTGGACGTAATGTAATGCAGGGAGGAAGCCGTAGGTCTGCTATCTATGCTAGTCTTAATTGGCAGCATGATGACATTCAGAAGTTTCTGACCATGAAGAACTGGAATGAAGACATCAAGGCCATGAAGCTAAAAGATTTTAATGCTTCTGCCCCCTTGGACATGACTAACATTTCAGTGAATTATGATGATGCCTCGTTAGTAGGTGGTCTTGAGAACAATGCTGTGTTTAAGCAGAATGTACGACAAGCTATGGAGACAGCAGAACCGGGCTTTAGCTTTAACTTTGGGGATAAGCAGAATGAAACGCTTAGAAACGCTTGCACTGAGGTTACGTCAGAAGACGATAGTGACGTTTGCAATTTGGGGTCAATTAATATGGGCAACATCAAGAATTTGGAGGAGTTCAAGCACGTTGTGGAACTTGCCTCTAAGTTCTTGGTCTGTGGTACACTCCGGGCTGATTTACCCTACCAAAAAGTATATACAGTTCGTGAGAAAAATAGACGACTTGGACTTGGACTTATGGGAATCCACGAATGGCTCCTTAAGAAACGATATTCATATGAAGTGACCCCTGAGCTTCGTAAGTGGTTAGAGGTATACCGAGATGAAAGCAAACGAGCAGCAGACGAACATTGTGACCGATTCTTCATTAGCCGACCAGCAGCTTACAGAGCTATTGCGCCTACAGGCAGCATTGGCATTCTTGCAGGTACTACTACAGGAATCGAACCACTCTTTGCTGTGGCATATAAACGAAGGTTTCTCACAGAAGGAACAAAGTGGAAGTATCAGTATGTCATTGACGGAACAGCTCAAACGCTTATTGACCAGTATGGAGTTGACCCAAGCAAGATTGAAAGTGCTATTGACCTAAGTGAGGACTATGAAAAACGAATCAAATTCCAAGCTGACATCCAAGACTACGTTGATATGTCAATCTCCTCGACCATCAACCTCCCATCTTGGGGAACTAAGTTTAACAATGAGGGAGAAGTGGATAAGTTCACTAGTGTGCTTGCAAAGTATGCCCCTCGTTTGCGTGGTTTTACCTGCTATCCTGATGGAAGCCGTGGTGGTCAGCCTCTGACCTCTGTGCCTTACGAGGAAGCCCTAAAGCATAAGGATGTTGTATATGAAGAAGTTGATGTGTGCGAAATTACTGGCAAGGGCGGTTCCTGTGGTGTCTAATGGCTGCTGCTAAAACAGCAATACCAAGCACCTTCTCATTGGCTGGAAGTGAATGGACTGTTAAACTAGTTCCTGAAATGACCGACTTGGGAAGGTGCGACCCCGCCACCTTTACTATTTATATAAAAGAAGGGCTGCATAAAACCTATGCGGAACAAACCTTCTTCCATGAGCTTGTTCATGCTATTATGTTCACTATGGGGCATAATGACCATGATGAGGTGTTTGTTGATTGTTTTGGTGTCTTCTTACATCAATTTAATAGGAGCAAGAAGTGATAGTTTATTATGACAAACTGCCTAGACAACATATGGGTACTTTTGGTTGTTATTACTTGGCAAGGGCTGTTGAGCACACAGGCAAACTAGAAGTAACTAAGTTTGTTGTGTCTCAGGGCAGTCTGCCTAAGTTTATACGAGCAGCAGAACAGGCTTTGAAAGAGGCTTGCACTGAAATAGTATTTCATAGAGATACAGGACAGCCTTGGACAAAGGAATATAAAGGAGAAACTTATGCAAATTGATTTTGATTGGATTTCTGGACTAGCAGTGGGCATTGAAAGCGGAGCTGCTTACGAGATGGACGATGATGGGAACATTGATGCCACCTCTATGGTAGAGAACATCACTGTCTCTCTGGGCA